GTGTTTTCTCCAAGGAATTTCTTGGACAACTCATCTCCTTCATCTATTGCGCTCCCTCTGTACCAGTTGGCTTCCCCTCCAAATTCATTTGCCCTCTGCATCCTAGCAGCCTGAGACATATCCAAGGCACCTTCAGCAGCCCTCACCACAGCCGCCCCAGGAACAAACGGCACCAATCCTGCCAGTGACATTCCAGCATTCAGCATGGTTCGTTCTTCAGGGTAGGCAGCGTACATCGCTGCGTCGGCGGCCAAGCCGGTCGCATCACCGATACCGGGAATGAATCCTGTCGGAACCGCCAAGCCGCCAAGCATGTCAGCCATCGCCTGACCTGCGGTTTTGGTTTGTGCCTGCCTGACATAAGGCTCCATGCCGATCCTCGCCCTGCGCGCATCCATGCGTTCCTGCTGCATGTTGCGTGGGGGGTTCATGCCGTTTGATTTATAGCCGCCTTCCGAAAACGCCTGCGCGCTTTGTTGATCGGGGAAGGTCAGGTACTCGTTGTTGCGTAGCGCGTAGTCAAACGCCTGATCATCATCAAGCTGTGTCAGCTTGCCGGTGGCCGGGTCTTGGATGATCGTGGGGTAGGCAATGTTCCGACCATCCACTTCAGCAGAGGCCATTCGGTGCGTCGATACAGTGCCATCCGGATTGCTAATCGCCGGGAAATTCTCAGGCATCATGTAACGCCTGACGAAGTTCCTGTTCACTGGAGTCGGAATAGCCTGCGCCATCCTCTGCGCTTCTGTCTCTAACGGATTGCCGATAATCCTACGCAGTGCTGACTGTGCCATTAGTCCTCCTCAAACTTTTTTTCTTCCCACGCCTGACATACTCGCAGGTTGTGGCAAATGAACTCAAACTTCGTACAGTAACCACGGCCACCACCGTCAGCGTCATACTCATCCTCTGAGACGGCCTCCATCATCTCCATCGATTCCGGAGTGTTGTTGAAATACTCACAGTTTGCGCACAGTTGACGGCGAGCCTCTGCTGGACTAACGCTCCAAATCTTAGCCATCTGGCGCCAGTAGTCTTTGTTATCACTGGTCGTTTCTTCCGGCCCAAAGCTCCAATTGGCAATGACGTTATCCCTGTTTGCCTTGTTAGCCTTTTCAGTCAGCGGTTCTTCTGACTCAATGACGATAGTAATCCCTGCTAGTGGATTCATTGTTGACCCCTGAATGGATTGAGTGCGCTGACCACCTTCAACTGGTTGTCAATCTGCATCCCTTGCGCTTGGATGGAATCCTTCTGAATTTTCACGCCAGCTTCTTGTGCTTTGATCTGTGTGTTCAACCTCTGAGTCTCAGCATTGAACCCATCCAACTGTACGTTGGCCTGATCCATCTGCATTGACGCCTGGAACTTCTGTGTCTCAAGCTGAATCCTGGCAGTCTCAAGTTGCAACTTCTGCACCTCTACCTGCGCCCTCATCTGCTCTGCTTGCGCCTTTGCCATCTCGGCCTGCGCCAGAACCATGTTAGGGTCTTGCTGCTGACCCTGATTCTGCTGCTGCTGCTGCATCTGCTGAGTTTCTTCCTCAGTCATTTGACTGGCAGGGATAAGACCCTGTGACAGCATCTGCATCCGTTTTCTTTCTCCGATCTGCATAGCGGCTGATGTCGGGATTGCATTCAACAGGATGTCACCAGACATGCTTATGATCGAAGGATCAACCTTGGCAATCTCAATAATCGTCTCAATGGTCTCCTGTTGCTTGTTCCTGAAACTTGGGCCGGCGCGACAGGCAATGCTGTACTGTCCCTTCGTAAGATCGTTCAGCGTGACAGGCTCTCCGGTTTGATTATCAATCACAGTGTCATTCAGCGTGATCATCTCTGCCGTGTTGTCTTCGTAGAGAAGCCGTACAGTCCTGCGAGTGTCATAGACTTTCGGGATTGTTTTAACCAACAGATCACCAGTGGCAGCGATAGCTGTTTCCAATGCCCTAAAGTACTTCACCGTGCCGTTGTCGCCCTTACTCTGTAGCCTCTCAATAGCCACACCAGACTGAAGACCGGGATTGTCACCCATGTTCGCAGCGAACATCCCAGCGGTCTGACCGATCAACTGTCTCATTGATTCGGAGATCGTCCTGAGACCTGGGTTTACCATTGCACCACCGTTCTGCTGTGGTGGGCCGGGATTCTCTGGGTCAACATTAAAGAACTGTACCGGGTCGCTGTTGGTGTTCAGTGTAGACAGCGTGTCCTCATGCCCAGCGCCCTGCGTCAAAGTCATCCAGTATTTCGCCCTTGGTGCTAGTGCGCCTTCCTCAATCTCACGCGACATCGAATAGTTCAGAACCCTTTGAGGATCAAGTAGCTTCTCGACCACACCCCAGTAGATTGTCTTGTTCTCGGTTATCTTAAAATTACCGTAAACAGGGATAACAGGAACACGGTCAAAGATGGTTTCTTCCTCATCCTCTAGCCAGTCCGTTGCATCGTAGAAGTGCGAACAGACTACATTCTTGTATGCCGTCCTGCGTCTAACCTCAGTAAGACCAACAGCAGCGAGTTCGTCTACCACCTTCTCAAAATCGTCGGTGGCTTCATACACAGCACCGTTGGACATCAGCACCAGTTCCATCGGCTTGCGCTTCACATAGAACAACTGACCGACAACAATGACCTCGGCCTTGTCGTAGTAAGCATCGCCCTCGCGGTCATCAGATACTGACGCTTCCGAGCCTTCAGGCCAGCGTGAAGCGTACTCAGCTTTGCTTACCGGATGCAGCAGAAAGGCATACTGTGCGTCTGACTTGTCTTGACGATACGATGCAGGATCAAACCACACACGATCTATGAAGTTGGGAACCGGCTCAATCACCAAATCTTGATCGAATGATTCCTCATCAGCGTATTTATGCGAGACCATCCAGCCGTCATATCCGGCGGTTGCCATTCCCCTACCAGCATTAATGTAGATTTCTTTCGCCCGACTCATTGATTCAATGTTGCGAATCAGACCATCCATCACCATTGCTGTCTCTTTGGATGCAGGCCCAGACTGTGGTGATACCTTGATGTCAAAGTCGCTCTGCTCAATTTCAGCAGTCACCTGATCAACAATCGGGTTCACCATGTCAAACGTATACCTAGGCTTACCGGCGTTGTTGTTCCACCAGTACGGCTCCCACTGGCCGTCGCGCTTATCAACGAACAGGTGAGCTTCCCTAGCTTTCTCACGATTATCGTGGTCTGCCTGTTGCGCAGCGGTCATCAGATTGATGACGGTCTGGTGACTGTCGTAGTCAGTGTAGTATTCCTCTGACTCAGCCTTGTCCTGCTTGGTTTCGTTGCCAGGTTCTTCTGTCAGATACTCAGCCATTAGGCCCACCCTTTGAATTTTATCTGTTTCACTTCGGCCAGTTTAGGTTTAGGCCGGTACATTGCCATCATCAGCGAGTCTCCCATGTTCGGACTAGGGATTTCATACGGCTTCTTTGCCATCTCAATCTTCGACATAATCTGTATCTTACCAGAATTATTCCGTTTCAATGGAATGCGGCACACTTCAGCCCTTAACTGGTCTAGCTTCTCAATCCCCGACGATAGGGATATCAGCTCATCAGGATTGATGTATTGGCCCTTCGTTACAGCCCTATGAGTAGCCTCGAAACGATCCCTTAAACGCCACCAGTACTGCGCCCTTTTATTGGCGAACGTGTCCCGGTTAGACCTGGCCCTCTGATTCCCCCCGTCCGAATAGGGTGCATCAGGGTCTTCAGCAGCCTCAGAACCTTTGTACATGACGTAATCAACCTTCTTGCCTTCTAGCGCAGCGTCAACCTGTCTTTTCAGGGATACTCCCAGACCGTCACAGTCCCACACAAAGTAGTCGGCACGATCCTTCAGCGCCATCCCAATAGCCCAGTCCATACCCTCGTTAGAGTCGCCTGTGACCTTTTCAGTCACGTTCAGGACTACGTTCCCATGCCGAACAGCGTACCCCTTTGAGTCTCCACCTAGATCGGACGGGTCGTGACTTGCAATGATGGCGCCTTCAGCCTTCCAGCCTAGCTTGATGTGCGAATCAATAGCCGACTCAAACCAATCGACAGG